ACGACACCATTGAACAAATAATATGCGGATGGGTTTGTAAATATCGGGGTGTATTTCCACCGCCATTTTTCCAAGAGTTGGTCATTGTGTCCAAGATCCGTGAATGCCAACATTTTGTATGTGTCCGCTTTTACTTTTGTATGTAAAATCGAACGAAGAGCGTGTAAAAATCCCGAGAAAAATAGACCCGCACCCATTTTTACATTCGATATACTGGTTATACACTCCAATAGAGCACCTCCTCCTTCTACGTCTTCATAAACCGTTTTGCCATCTTTCAAGAAATAAAGTCCAAGAATGTGATCTCCGCGTTTCAATGCATATACATACACTAATTCCGATTCAATGAGCGCATTGAGCGCGCCGATTTCGGGAAATGCGCACACAGTAAATGGACTAACACCTTGGTCAGAATCGGCGTATTTTGGGTGCAAAAGTCCAAACAAAAAATCGGACAAAATAGCCTTATTTTCTTTGAATACGCGAACTACGGTGCAGTGCTTGGACAATGGTGATACACCAATATTTCGCAAGAGGAATGTATAAGTATTATATTGTGTTAACGGCACAATTCCTTCCGATAATTGCTCCTCTTTTTTGAAGAGTGAAACGGGTATATCCGGATTCTTGGACCGTTGCACATATTCGTGTGTTTGTATTGTGTACCGTGTTTCTTGATTTTTCCTATGTTCTCTATGACTACATATATGATCCCAGTAATACACCGTCCATTCTACTATGGAGCAGGGTATTGTTGTCGATTTTGATCCATTCGTAGATTGCGTAATAAAGAATCGGATGGGTCTAGATGTCATGGATGAGACGGGTCGGCGTTTCGCAATAATAGATTCGGGTGAGAGGATTTGACCCGAAACGTCATAATGGTCCTTTACAAAAAACGACACATAGGCTGGATGGTTATGTCCCGTCAAATACGCTTCGATCATGGGTGCATTCATAGTACAGATTACTCTTTCGGAGTCGATTGAAAAACACTGTAGTAAATCCACTAACTGCGTCTTTTGTTCTTGGACAAGGTCAGAATAAGGGAGTGTTATAACCTTGGTAGTATCTACGTATTTTGTTCGCATAGGATATCCCGACCAAATGATCGATGGATTCCTTGTCCAAGAGCGCCAGAAATCATATGGATGAAAAACCGGTTGCATCGACCAAAATGGGTATCGTAGGCGAATATATGCAAAAAGTAGGAGTGTTGTTAATACAAACCCTATAAAGAAATATTCGAACATGGAATGCGGATATTTGTATATCAAACTACAATACAATGGTATGTTTTGACATAACATTGTACGAAAATCTTTGCCTTTGGTCGGCATTCGCCTTTGGTCGGCATTCGCCTTTGGTCGGCATTCGCCTTTGGTCGGCATTCGCCTTATCCAGAGGGGCGCTCTAAGGTATACAACACTTGGTGTTCATCCCCAGTTGCGGATTTCATATCGGCGCTACCTTTTACCAAGAATCCGCATCGTGCAGCAATCTGCAAAATTGTCGCGGTATCGTCCATATACAATACCAATTCATTCTGGCGTACATTCTTGGTCAAATCATCCGTAAAGATCTCCTTAAATGTCGCAGTCTTGTCCTTGTCCGAGAATCTATATGATGCGGCGTACTGGAAATCGATAAAGTTGATTGCCGTATCTGTTATTCTGGATTTGGCATACTGCTGTGGTGAGTCCAAGAGCGGAGGTTTACCTCCGGGTACAATAGTATCGAATTTATTCCGGTCCACAAGATGCAATATCAAATAGCCCCCGGGTTGCAACCAGTAATAGCAATTTCTAAAAAACCCGACTTTATCCTGGAATTGATAAAAGGTGAGACCCGTGCACAAAATATGACTAAATGTACCTTTTTCATATAACATGGGTTCTTGGACATTCCCACATTGAATTGCTGCATCGGGATACAATTCCTCCGCCTTTCTAACCATAGCCTCGGATTTATCTATACCATAGACTCTGTATCCTTGATTCTGTAGACGGTTTACTAAATGCCCTGTCCCCGATCCAATGTCCAAGAAATTCGCCGTATTAGGATTGGGCATGGTTTGTTCGATAACCGTATCCACAATAAAAGGTGCCAAACTATCTGGTTTCATGAGTTTATCATAGATTTCGACGTAGAAATCGTCGTAGATTGCTGCATCTTCTTTGTACACAAATCGCGCATCTTGGGAAAAACCTTCATAATAGGGCGCTAAATTTTGATTACGATACCATATTAAGATGGCTAATAGAATACCTAAGTAGATCAAGGTTTGCAGCCAATATTTGCGCGGATCTTGCGAAAAAAATATGGAGAGTATGGATTTCATGTATTTGGTTTATTATTGTATTTGATTATATGTCCTATATTATAGTCGCAAAGTTTTTCCTACAAATCAGTATAAAGTTTTGTCGTGTTTCATCTCTATCCTGATTGATATATTGATAGAGATGAAAAGGGTGGGACTACTTAGACAATTCTCGAGCACATCGATTGACCCCCCTATGGTCATGTATATGAATTATCCCCCGTGTATAACATGCAAACATTATAAACCTTCTTCTATGATATTTTATTACGATTCTACCTTCAGTAAATGTGCACGTTTTGGAAAAAAAGATCTCATAAATGGTGAAATCACTCATGAATATACCTCTTTGTGTAGAAATATCAACACAATGTGCGGACCCGAGGGAAAGTACTATGAACCGAGTCAGAGTCTTTTTTCAAAGAATGACCAAAGGAGTGAGCTTGACCAAAGGAGTGAGCTTGACCAAAGGAGTGAGCTTGAGCAAAAGAATGAGCATGAACAAAAGACTCATAAAAAGTCTTCTGGCGTATTCAACAATGGATCCGGTCTGCTATTCACTACCATGTTGTTGCTAGGTATTGGGTTATCTTATGTAAAAGATACGACGATCTATTGATAATGATATTGATAATGATAATAAATGATAAAATACATGTCTATCCTTGGACAATCGTGTTGCGCAACTGGGTACGGGTGTTGTTCGAAAATACGTCCCTCCCTATTTGAGGATTGGATGCAATATTCGGGTGTGGTCTCTGATCTAAGGGAATTTCGCTAAATAAAAGGGGATAGGGTTGTTCGGAAGGTCGCGATACAACCGATACTTTGTATAAATCACTGTTGGATGATGGAATATACACTCCCTGTGGCGCACCCTTTTGCAAAGCAAAATATTGGTTTCTCAATTGGTTTTCCGTATCTACGCGATTTATAAATCCCGATACAGGACCGGTCTTCATCAAGGTGGGTGTAAAGTCAGTCTCCAAGGAGTAATCAAAGTTGGACTGTATCGGTACTGTGGCAGGCATGCGATTATCTAGCATAGGAAAAAGGGCGTATTTGGTTAACACAGGTCTTGGATCAAAGTTGGGAGGAAGGTCATGATCCGGAATATTACGTTGCGCTACACGCTCATTGATTTCATTCAGGCGATCATATTGACCGTAATACACTACACCATTGGGTACTACACCATCCATTAGTTTCGTCGATTCTGCATAATTCATCGTTATACTGATTTTTTATTGTTTACTCTATTGTCTCTTTAGATATTTTGCGAAATAAACATAAAGATTTTATCGTAATATAATGTACCCGTCTTTATTGATAGCGCTTCATAAATAAATATATTACTAAATATCAAATGGTTAGACTTTGTAGTGAACCATATCCAACCAACTCAAAATTTGATGAGCATTTTGAGTTGTTTCCATTTCCACTCAGCGATTTCCAAAAGTATGCAATTGAAGCCATTGTATCCGGACAACACGTGTTGATTACTGCGCACACAGGGTCGGGAAAGACTTTGCCCGCCGAATTTGCTATAGAACATTTCGTAAAACAGGGGAAAAAAGTGATTTATACCAGTCCGATCAAGGCTTTATCCAATCAAAAATATTTCGAATTTCAGCGAAAGTATCCACACATTTCATTCGGGCTCTTAACTGGAGATATCAAGACCAACCCAGATGCGGATGTCTTGATCATGACCACGGAGATCTTGATGAATGCGTTGTTTACAACCTTGAACGTGTATAATGGAACGCCTTCAGGCGTTCTACAAGATGTTTCAAAGGAAACGTTGTCGATAAATCAAAATACCCTTGTACAGAATCCCCTTGCATTTCAAATAGACATTGACCTCGACCTTGCCTGTGTAGTTTTCGATGAAGTCCATTATATCAATGACGCGGACCGCGGACAAACCTGGGAAAAAACGATTCTCATGCTACCGCGGCATATTCAGATGGTCATGCTTTCAGCGACCATAGATGCACCCGAACGTTTCGCTAAATGGTGTGAACGCGATGATACTAGTCGAGAGGTCTACTTAGCATCTACTACGGTGCGTCAAGTCCCTCTAACCCATTATGGATATTTGACTGTCCAAGAAAGTGCGATCAAACTGGTAAAAGACAAGGTATTGGCCAAGGAAATCCGCGATTCAACCCAGACATTGATACCTCTTTTGTCTTCCACGGGAGTTTTCCAAGAAAATGGCTACAGAATTCTTGCTAAAACATGCAAAACCATTGATTTACGTCAAATAACGGTGAAGCGGAAACATGTGCTAAACAATCTGTGTTGTTTCTTGCGCGATCGTGAGATGTTGCCCGCAATCGCCTTTGTTTTTTCTAGGAAACAGGTTGAGGTGTGTGCGCACGAGATCACAGTCGATTTATTGGAAGATGATAGTAAGGTTGGATACACCGTTCGCCGCGAGTGCGAGCAGATTGTTCGAAAACTCCCCAATTTCCAAGAATATTTGCAACTTCCCGAATACGTAGAACTAGTGGGTTTATTAGAGAAGGGGATTGGTATCCATCATTCCGGTATGATTCCAGTGTTGCGTGAGATCGTGGAACTGTTGATCTCGAAACGATATATCAAGTTGCTCTTTGCAACAGAATCTTTCGCGATTGGGCTTGATTGTCCCATCAAGACGGCTATTTTCACTGGATTGCACAAGTTTGATGGACAAAATGAACGCCTTTTGATGTCGCATGAATATACGCAAATGGCGGGGCGTGCTGGTCGCCGTGGAATCGATACCATTGGTCATGTGGTTCACTGTAGCAATTTGTTTAGTCTTCCTACAGCAACCGAATATCGGGGGGTTTTATGTGGAGGTCCACAAGAATTGGTGTCCAAGTTTAGGATGTCATATTCTTTGATTTTGAATTTATCTAAACAGGGCGATCACGATAAAAAGCACGATAAATCAATAGACGATTACTCACAGTTTGTAAAACAGTCCATGCTGTATGATGAACTGCAAACCACGATCCGAAATCAAATCGTATACGTAGCACAACAATTGGAAAAACGAGAACACCTACAGGAATCCCTCATATTTTGCAAAACACCCACCGAAGTGTCTAGACGTATCATCGAAATCCAAGAAAATATAAAAATGGCGGTCAACAAAAAACGCAAAGAATATGAACGCGAATTGTCGGGATTAAAACAAGAGTATCCATTTTACGAAGCCGATATGAAACGTGTACAAGAGTATGATGCTATAGTAAAATCGATCGAGGAAGACCGTAATGAGCTGGCGTTTTTGGAAACATACGTAGAAGAGCAAATACAAAAATTATGCGAATTCATGGTAGAACGCGGGTTTCTGCAAACGACGGCGTCCGCCGAAGACAACACTCCATTGTATTCACTAACGCCATTAGGTAATATGGCCGCCGGTATCGCGGAAATCCATCCACTCATAACAGCCCAACTTATTGAACAATGGGAGTGGTTTTGCGATTTCTCTGTTAGCCAAATCATTGGAATCATAGCCCTTTTCACGGATGTAAAAGTCGCGGAAAAACGGTCGTATCCATATTCCGAGGATGCCTTTATAAAAGCCAGGGTTCAAGAGGTGGATGACCTGTATCGACATTATGAAAATGCAGAAACCGATCGGTCTATGCGCACGGGAATACAATATGATGACGCCTTGAACTTCGATATGCCAGATCTTGCAATGCAATGGACACAATGTAGTACAGAGGTAGAATGCAAGGGTTTTGTCCAAGGATTAACACGTGATCTAGGAATCTCGGTAGGCGATTTTACAAAAGCCATGTTGAAAATATCGACGATTGCAAAAGAATGGGCCAACGTAGTTGGTTCTTCACCGGATCACGTAGACTGTTTGTATAAATTATCGCAAATCGATGGAATGATCTTGAAATATATAACAACCGCACAAAGTTTGTATGTGTAAAAATAGGACGTTATAGTAGATGGTCCAAAGATTCGATTTCGTTTTTTCCTATTGGATTTTTGCCTGGTTTATACTGTATTGGATAGGGGTTATTTCATACAATCCAAAGATCGCGCTGATAATAGGTTTAGTCGATAACCTCGTACTGTTGTGCATCATGTTGTATTTTGCAAACTCATGGCTCAACATATTTTTGTTTTGTTTTATCAACTTTTTTATTAAACTCGTCCCCTTGTATTTATTGCGGAATACCCCATTTAGAGTGCGCGACTTGTGTGCATTTATTGGGTTATTTGGAATCTATATATTATGGATACTTGTAAATGAAGTACCAATAATAGATACTGCTAAACGGAGGTATAAGGAGATACAAGAGGATAAACCTTTAGGACCGTTTATGTATTATGTAAAACAATATTTGGGTGTTTAGACTACAAAAGTATTAGGTATGAGGTTCTTATATGTTTCCTATTTTACCATTTTTTTACCAACTGTTAACCATAAAACAATGGACAAGATGCTTCCGGCAATGAATCCATTGCCAGCGGCATCAACTGTTCGTCCCATCAAGTAATAAAACAAAAGGGGGGCAATAATGCATGCCAAAATGGCGTAAAAAAGCATGATTTGTGCGAACTTGGAAACAGCGGATGTAGACATTTATATAATGTATGAGTAGATATTGTTGATAGAAACTCGTTAGAAACTTATTGATTGATAATATCAGAAAAAATGAAAGACGTAATATTCGATTCGTGTTTATTCTCATAAAAAACATATTGTATTATATTCTGATCGCGTCTCAATCTATTCTCAATCAAACCATCATATATTTTATGCATAACATCAATATTATCAGGCGTATTTTTGAAAATGATACATGTCGTATCCGGTAAAAATGCGTTAAATGACATATCTCTTATTTTCTCCAAGAATACATTCGCACTTTCCTTGCATTCTATACCAACATTAGTAGTATATTTTAATTCTTGTTGAGGTGTTTGTCTTGGAGGAAATTTGATGAGATGCATAGTATAGGGTATTGTATTTATTCTATTAAAAATCTTTTCCTTTGATATCTTTTGAATATGATGAAGACTCTTTGTATCTATCCAAACAATCACATCATATTGTTTTAGAATATCGGGTACCACGAATTTTACATACTTTGCAGTATGCCTAAAAGAATCCATGAAATCCAGTTCTGGTAGAAGTGGGTGTACAATGATCTTCCAATTATCAGATGTTATAGATTCATTGTCTGTAAAAAAATAGTAGTCTATTTCTTTATCAAACTGTAGTGTTTCTAATTTGGACAATTCATTACGATAATTACCAAAGTTTGCTGAATAAATAGCGAGTCTTGGTGCTATTTGTGTCATATGTATATCATTGAGGGGATTTCTCTATATGTCTTCGCTAGATAAATATATTTATCTACCAAAGACATCAACTATCGTATGTGATGGACCCGGTATTTCGTCTTTTATTTGCGTCATTTCGATCACACACGATTTTTCTGATTTTGTCTGCAGCCAACACTCGTCAATAACATACAGTTTTATTATTTTGCGTATCGGCGAACAATATGCGGATTCAAAGTAATCCGGAATAAATTCGACCAATTCGAGGAGTGTTTTGTTTGGATCGGCACGGATTGATAAAATACCGGGATCCTCCTCGTCGTCTTTCATGACAAAGAGGTCGTGCAATTTATTATTGTACTCCATATTTTCTTTTACACGATTATGTAATTCTGCTAAAGATTGATGTGGATATAGATCCACATAAATCGAAGGTTTATTATATCGTTCCACTTGAAACACGTACTTGGATGATGATATTTGATAGGTCAACACCTTGATGGCTTGGAAATACCCTGAAAAGGAGATGGGACACTTGATAGAAGACATGATTTGTATATCGATAAACTACAATTCCAACTACTTTTCAATTTTATTTATTTTATTGATTTTATTTAAATGTCAGCAAATACAAGAATTGATTAATATCGGCTAAAATTTCATCACGAATGTTCAACAAATCGGAGTCCATACGAGGGTCCAAAATATCGGACAACCCTTTCAAAAATTCGCGATAATAGTAAATACGCGCTTTGAAATCCGCCTTATTATCATATTGTATTATTTGCATATTCTTGTCCCATTTCATGATTCGCGATTCATCTTTTCCTAGCAAAACTTCGACAAACTTGTCCACATTTTCGCTTAATCTTGCGTGGAGTTCATCGGTGGATTTATGTTCAGGGAAAGAATGTGTTTTCCAGTGATAAAGCTTTACCACATTAATCATTTCCATGAATGTGCGAACCATCTCGGTTTTGTGTGCGCCGCGTTTTGTTATATTCGCGCGTTGTTTTCTTGTTTGGCGTTTACCTCCTCTTTTATTAGATACACGTTTGTTTGATTTATCGGTCTTAGGCATATATAAAAAGAGTAATTTATAATATATAAATATATTTACATACCGGTAGACAATATACTTTTCAATTCAAAAAACGCAATTTTATCTTCATAATTGTTTGTTTTCCAAATATATTGTATTATATTTTGATCACGTTTCAACCCATGTTCTAATAGCCCTTCATACACATTTTGTAATAATTGTTTATTTTCAATTGTATTTTTATAAATAAAGCAATATGTATCCGGTAAAGTAAGACCGAAAGTAATATCTTTCACTTTTTCTAAAAAAATATTAGCAGCTTCTTTATTTTCAATCTTCATTTTAATAGTAATACCAATTTCCTCTTTTGCGTGTTTCCTGGAATCATGTTTTATAAAAAAACACTCTTTACCTGGATTTGTCTCAAATAAATCAACTATTTTTTCCGTGTTTAATTTTATTTTATCACTTATTGCTTTATTATCGATCCAAATTATAATATCGTATTTATCTATTAATTCAGGCGTAATAAATTTTACATGTTTTGAAGTATGTCTGGCAGCATTCATACACTCGGTTTTGGGTTCAAGAGGTCGTATAATAATATTCCATTTTTTTGATTCTATTTTCTCGTCGTCTGTAAAGAAATAATAATCTATATCTTCAACTATTTGAATATTATTAAGCTTTATTTTTTCTCTTCGATAATTTCCAAAATTTGCGGTGTATATAGCGATTTTACTCATTTTATATTTTATATATGTAAAGATTCATATTTATATTTTTTTGAGTTCTTCAATAGTTTCCAATATCATATTTTTGTCTAAATCCAGGTGTTCCTCTAATGATCTTATCACTAGTGGATGATTATATTCAGCTCCCTCTTTACCTCCGATAGTCTCATACATTATAGGGACTCGAAGTTCGTATTTTTCGGTACCTTTTTCTTTGTATTCAGGATCTTCATTTATGGTTTTCATAGCCAGTTGCATACTTTTATGCTCTGTTTTACGACAGAGTTTTCCTAAAAACTGTTGTTCGCAATCCTTGGTCCATCCTGCATCTTCCTTGATGTAAGTTGTATGACGCTTTTTGTCGGTACAGTGAACCGGTCGCTCGGTTATTTGCAATTGATTGAATGCATTTTTTAAAATCATAGTTAGGCCTTCTCGGTTTCCCCGTTTGGCCATATATAATATATCATCCATACTGATTTCGATCGAATTCATGAATGCTTCCAATGTCATAGCATTCTTGCAATACTCGTTCAAAAACATATTAACTGTTATGTTATTTGTGTTGCTATGATTCAATACATTATTACTATTTGTATTATTAATCGTAGTTGGTGTTTGCACGTGGTTTCTCAATAAATCCAAAATTTGGGTTTTGAAATCGGCGTTATCTTTCAATAATGTAGATATTAACTTGTTTCCAGAAATATTATTTGTGGAATCTATACATATCAACTCATTTGTTAGATCTGTAGATTGTTGTGATGAAACGATATCTTTATGATTATATTTTTTTTGGTGTCTCCATAATCCAGAAGAATATTTGTATATTTTTCCACAAGAGCATTTGTTTATTTTGACAACAGTATCATTATAATCATTACCATTACCATTACCATGTGAAGTATTAATATTATGTTTATTTGTAATAAAATGTTTGTTCAAATCACTCTTTTTAATACAAGAATAGTCGCATTGATCACATTTGTATAATGATTCATCGGCGAGTTTCTCGGCATCCTCTACTTTAGATTTATGTTTATGAGTTGCAAGATGTTTATCTATATCAGATTTGTAAATGCATGAATAATGACAATTGTCGCATTTAAATTTTGGCGAGTTTCTCGGCATCCTATTATATCCTAAAAGGATATAAAATTTCTCGCCGAGAAACTCGGCAACCTGACCAATATTTTTATGCAGTCATTTTAAATTTATTTTATTTGTATTTAAACTGAAATGCTAAGGATATATATTTTCTCGCGGACATTTTATTTAATATATCCTAAATAATATTTGAAATACAATCACAAATTATAATTATTTTTTTTGTATTTACACCATTATGCTAAGAAATTATTTTTTGCTCTGGACATTTTATATTTTAAAAAGGATATATCTTCCGGTTATTACGCGCAATAACGGGAAGATATCTCGCGAGTTTCTCGGCAAAAAGTCGTTATGCTGTAAATGCAAATATTTTTATTTACGTATTATTACCATAAATAGTAATAATACGAGAATTATTTTTTCGGCGAGTTTCTCGGCATCCTTTTATATCCTCGGAGGATATGCATTTCTCGCCAAATTTCTCGGGGATTTTTTCAACCAAAAAAAATGTGCTGTCATTGTAAAATTTTTTTATTTGCATTCAAAGCATTATGCTAAGATTAGGTTTTTTCATATTTTCATGTTTTTATTTCTGAAAAAAATCCAGGGCTGTACAAAATTTTGGACATTTTAAAATGTCCACGAAAAAAAAGTTGGGGGGTTTTGTGTTTAGAATATATATTTCATCTTTTTGATATTTCGCGGAATAAAGGAAAGATAGTTATATGGACTTTTGATTTCTAAGTCATTATCATCATTACTGATATGTTTTATGAGTAGAGTACATAAATAATAATATAAATTTTTATACATAATCATGAAAATACAGAATTATTATTTTTGTATGCAACCCATTATGCTAACAAACCCAATTTTGCTCTAGACATTTTCTTTGTATATCCATTCTCTCCTAAAAATTCTAACTATATTATATAGAAATCATGGTAGATTCAGCCCTAAAACGACGTTTCTCAAAAAAACAAATGGGTGGTGGAACCCCAGTCAATATAATGAAACGCGTCCAAGAAAAAGGGCTCTTTTTGATTGCAGTATTTGCCAATTTATTGGTTCAATTGGGTATAACATACTTTGTCATGGAAAATTATGACAAGTTAACGGGAACAAAAACAGCATCAAAATCACAGAAGGGTAAGGTGCCGGTTCGATCACCAACGTTTTTTATCATAGTCATAGTACAATTTATTATTATCTTTATGCTTGCATGGATATCTATGCCATCTTGGATCAAGTTCCTCCTCTTTTCACTCTTTTCCGGATTGTGGGGTTATTTATTTTCCGTTTTGAATATTGATCAAAATCTAGTTCATATGGCTATTTTCGGTGCCATGTCCATATTTGCTACCATGATGGTCGTTGGAGGAGGTCTGTTTGCAACAGGTATTCAGCTTGGTATTCAATTCGGACTTTTCTTATTCTATGCATTATTGATTCTAATTATTGTTAGCGTTGTTCTAATGTTCACTGCAACGTATTCTTATTACATAAAAGCCATATCAGCTATTAGTTTGATTATCTTCTCGATATTTATTGTTTATGATACAAATAACATTCTCCAAAGAGAATATTATGGCGATTTTATTACCGCATCTATGGATTATTATTTAGATATCTTGAATATATTCTTGGATTTAGTCAATTTAGGACAACAATAACCGATATCAAACCTATATAGATTTTTGGAGGTAGTACAGTTTTACACATTCACAAATTCTGGACCAAATACCAAATTATTCATGGTGGTTCAGTAATACAGTCATTATGTTCTTTAGAAACGTAATGACTTACATGGAAATAAAGTTTTTCAAATATTTATCATATTCTGGTGGTAAATAAGGATTCTCTTTGACTGGTATCTTTGATATTGTATTTATATGATTTCTTCTATCAAACACATCTTGCGAATTCGCGATACGCTCTTCTATTTTTGTAGTATCCGTGTATTTTGGATCATTAAATTCTTGATGCGAAAAATTTTCGATTTTGTTTTTAATAAATTCACCATTTCCAAAGTAAGATAGATGCCACCCACCA